TCTTATACATCTTCACAAGAAGTAACATCTTCAGGATATACTGCTGGTGGAAAAGCACTAGTTAATTCTGGTGTTAAAGTATCAGGTGCTGTAGCAATTACAAACTTTTCAAACGTGTCTTGGACAGGAGTTACTTTAACTGCTCAAGGTGCATTAATTTATAATGATACAGCTTCAGGTGATCCTGCAGTATGTGTATTAGACTTTGGCGGACCAAAAACCGCAACTGCTGGAACATTCACAGTTCAGTTCCCAGCATTCACAACTAGCGCTGCAATTATAAGAATTGGTAACGCGTAAATTTTAAGGAGGGCCAAGTGGCAGATATTATATTTTACATATCACCACTTGGTGCTCATAGCATGTTAGGTAACTAACATGGCTGACGAAACAGTAATCATATCATCACCTGGTTTAGTCTCTTGGGGTAATGGAGAATTTGGTGATCCTACATTTGGTGGTCAAGCATTATCTTTAGGTTTATTAAACGGCACTACAACTACAACAGCTGATGCTAATGTATCAGTTACAGGGTCAAGATTAGATTTAACTATCAATTCTGTAGCGATAGATATAGCAGCAGAAATCGCTTTAACAGGTTCTCAAATTAATTTAACTGTTGATTCTGTAGTTGCTTCAATTCCTGAAACAGTAACTACTTCTGGATCTAGAATTAATTTAACACCTGGAGAAGTTACTACTGAATTTCAACCAGATGCTGGTTGGGGTAATAATGCTTGGGGAGAAGTTCCTTGGGGTGGAGAAGATGATGTAGTTGCAACTGTTACAGGGACTGCATTAGCTGCTTTTGTACATCCTGTTGATATAAATGCTGATGGTAACGAGTCTGTAAACGTAGACGAAGATGACGATATTGTTATATATTTAAACAGTGTGACAACAAGTGCAGATGCAAATGCAATTGTTACTGGATCTCAACTAAATATTACTGAAGGGGCTAATAACGTTGTAATTACAATTAATGTAGTTGTTCCAGTTACAGGAACTCAAATTAACGTAATAGCAGGTCAAGCTGTAGGTGGTACTATACAAGAAGTACCAGTAACTGGTTCACAAATAAACCTTACAGTTGGTAATGAAATACCTACAGGAGATGCTAATGTAGATGTTACTGGTTCGCAAATAAATTTAACAGCAGGTCAAGTAACTTATGCCGCTGGTTATGATGTTACAGGTTCAAGAATTAACGTATTAACTGGACAAGCAACTGTTACTGGAAATGCTACTGTAAACGTATCTGGAATTAGGTTGAATTTAACTACAGGATCTGTTAATATTACAGCCTGGGCAGAAGTACAAACAGGGGCTTCTAATAATTGGACTCCGGTTGACTTAGCTGCTTAAATGTATTATTTAATTAAAAATATAGGAGCATAAATGGCATCAAGTTATTCAACAGACCTCAAACTGGAGTTAATGGTCACTGGCGAAAATGCTGGTACTTGGGGTGAAAAAACAAACGATAATTTAAATTGTATTCAACAAGCTATTGCAGGTGTAGCAGCAATAGATGTTGCTGCTTCTGATGTAACTTTAGTTATGGCTAATTCACCAACACTTTCTAACGCAAGAAATATGGTTCTTAGTTTAACTGGAAGTTTAACTGGAAACAGACAAGTACTTATTCCAAACGGAATTGAAAAATTTTACATCATACATGATCAAACAACTAGAAATGGATTTTCATTAACAATTAAAACAGTATCAGGAAATGGTTTTGCAATAGAAACTACATCTGGTGCTTCAGATATGGTTGCGTGTTATTCTGATGGTACTGACGTTTATGAAATTTCTTTAAATACTTTAACTGGATCAATTGCTTCAGCACAACTAGATCCTTTATCAGTAACTTCGACAAAACTTGCATCCTTTGCAGTAACTTCAGCTAGACTTGCTTCATTTGCAGTAACTACTGCTAAACTTGCAACTAATGCTGTCACAGCAATTAAAATTACACAATCAACAATTACACAAGCTAAACTTGCATCAAATTCTGTAGGATCTGATCAACTGATAGCAACTGCAGTTACTCCTGCAACTTATACATCGGCAACTATTACAGTTGATGCTGATGGTCGTATCACTGCTGCATCTTCTGGATCAGCAGGTGCTGGTGGATTTATACCAAAAGTAATAACTCAAGGACCATCATCAGGAACATTCACTGCATCACCAGGAGCAAATAGACTTGCGGTTTATATGTACGCTGGAGGTGGAGGTGGAACTGGAGCTAATGTTAATACTGGGCAACCTGGTAATCCTGGTGGACTAGGTGGTTTTGGTTTTTATGATAAACCAATTACACAGCCTTTTTCTCAACCATTTTCTGTTGGTGCAGCAGGTAATGCTGGTGGAGCTGGTGGAAACACTTCTGTAACTAATGTAGGCACTGTTAATGGTGGGGCTGCTGGTGGTTCTCCTGGTAATCAACCCGGAGCTACTCTAACTTTTTCAAATAGATCATTTCTAAATGGTGTTCCAAGTACTGGAAGCGGAGGTTCCGCTGGAATTTATCCAGGGGAGGGAGCTCCAGCACCAGGAAGTGCTGGTGGACCTGGTTACCTTGTTATTTATGAAAATACAGGAACTTAAAAATGTATTATTTTATTTTTTTATCAAATTTAGATAATGTAGCGGGTACTCTTTATAGAATTGCCGAAAATGAGTATGATTTAAATAATTTAAATATTTCTAAAGAATCCTATAAAATCATAGAAGATACTGAAGTAAATTTTAATGCTGTTAAATTTGGAACTAAAAATGTATTAAAATATAATGGTAATGTAATTAATTATACTACAAATGTAAATTTATTCAAAAAAGAAGACTTACAAAGTTATATAAATCAATATAAAAATGAAATTAAACAATTTACAGATCTTAATCCTAATAGCCCATTGTTTGTTAGATGGAATAATTATTATAATCAATTAAATAATTTAAATTTAGATAATATAAATTATCCATTAACTATTTCCTTGGAACAATATTTTAATGATTTAGGGCAACCTTCATATAATATTTTACAATTACCATAAAAAATGCTATTAATTTAGCATGTTTGAGAAAATTATTGAATTTAGTGCTCATGAAGATTATTTTTCATTAAAAGAAGATTATCCAATACCAGCAAAATTAAACATACCGGAATGGTACAAGAATCTAGAACATACAGTTTTAAATAAAACAATTAAAGGTTGCATACCTTTTTTAGATTCTTTAACAGCGGGTTATATATTAAAATTTCCACAAGATTTTTATGTGAGGCATAATGTAGATAATAAAAATGAAAAAGGAGAAGAGTTTAAGGATTCTTTTCAAACATTTGGATTACACAATGTGTCTCAATTACTCAATGCAAAATTTATTAATTTAAATTCTGGTTTGGATGCTCATCCTTTAAAACAGGTAGAAGGATCCCCTTTTGTAGCAAAAAATAAAAATTTACCTTTTTATAAAATAATAAATCCTTGGAAAATAAAAACTCCAAAAGGTTATTCTTGTTTGTTCGTACCTCCATTAAATAACTCAGATGATAGGTTTTCAATTATACCTGGAATAGTAGACACAGATACTTTTCCAAAAGAAATAAATTTTCCAATAATATTAAATGGTGATAAATACCCCTCCCTAGAGACACTTATAAAAAAAGGGACACCTTATGTTCAAATTATACCTTTTAAAAGAGATTCTTGGAAAATGATTTCAAAATCAACAAAACAAAAAGAAATACAAAATAGTGAACTTTTCTATGGACTAAAATTATTAAACATATATAAAGAAAAATATTGGAATAAGAAATCATGGAAATAAAAAATTTTGTTAAAATTTATGATGAAGTATTACCTTTATCTTCTGTCGGTAATTTAATTCGTTTTGCAAATCTTTCAAAATTTGAAGAAACTAAAGTTGGAGGTAACCATCAAAGTAAAACAGATTTCAATATAAGAAGAACTTATGCGTTGTCGTTATCAAACCTACACGACTCATTATCTAATGTTCATTGGTTTAATTTTCTTCATTTTTATTTTAATAAAAATTTAAAACAATATAAATTAGATGCAAATGTCTTAGACTATGAATTAAAAAATATTTTGAATATTGAAATTTTAAAGTATGAAAATACTGGTTTTTACACTTGGCATGTAGATCATTTTGCAGAAATACCAAGAACAATGAGTTGTATATTGTTATTAAATAATGATTATGAAGGTGGAAACTTGTGTTTTAGAAATCCAGACGGATCAGATGAATGGGAAGTGGAGGTAAAACCAAATAGAATGATTATGTGGCCTAGTATTATTTTATATCCGCATACTGTTAAACCAGTTACCAAAGGAAAAAGGTATTCAGTCGTAGCATGGGCACTATAAAAGATTTTAAATATAAATTAATTAAAAATTTTTTAACAAAAGAAGAAATAAAATTACTTACAGATTACTGTAGAATTAAACATAGAACAAATTTTAACTCTTTTGATTTTATTCAAAACGATAATGGAGATACATATTTTTACGGAGACCCATTAATGGAATCTTTAATGGTAAATAAATTAGAAATAATGCAAAAAGAAACTGGTTTAGAATTATTACCTACCTAT